AACCTCTCAAAAAACGAGCATTACCGCAATTCAAAGGTACTGGAAGGAAAACTTGGGTTGGAAAATGCCTGGCTATCACTTTATTATTTTACCTACTGGTGTTGCAGTTCCGTTATTGCCAATAGAACAAGTTTCTAATGGTGTTGCAGGTTTCAATAGTGTAACAATCAATATTTCTTATATAGGAGGTGTTGACACTAACAGCAAGCCAGTTGATAATAGAACTCCTGCCCAAAAGGTAACCATTCTAAAATTACTTTCAGATCTAAAAAAGCAATTTCCAAACGCAATAATTCAAGGGCATAGAGATTTCCCTAATGTAAAAAAAGCCTGCCCAAGTTTTGATGCAAAAAAAGAGTATCAAAATTTAAAAACAATTTAAAGAAAATTATAAACCCATTTAAAACCCATTTAAACAATGAAAAAATTATTTAGTCTGTTGTTTTTGTTTGCTGTTTTGGTTGGAACATTAGTTGGTTGTAAAACCGCTAATGTTCTCCCACCAACAATAATTGAAAAAACCAACACCATCATCAAAAAAGAAGTGGTTCACGATACCATTTTTGAAATCCAAAAAGACAGTAGCTATTATAAGGCGTGGTTGGACTGCCAAGACGGCAAAGTAGTCTTTAAGACAAATATTGATAGTCAAAAGCCGAAAATAGAAACTAAAAAAGGCAACTATTTACAACCTCCAAAGGTCAATTTAAAAGATAATATTTTAACCGTTGATTGTGAGGCCGAAGCCCAAAAAATGTATGCCAAATGGAAAGATACTTATATACTCGAAAATAAGCAAAGCAATACAGCAAAACCAGTATTAGTTGAAAGGCAACTTACTTGGTGGCAAAAATTCTTAATGTGGTGTGGCAGGATTTTTTTAATAGTAGTACTTATTTCTGTGGGCAAATTTTTTTTCAAATTATATAAACCTTTTTAACTATACAATTAAAAATTTAAAATAAAAAATTATGGATAAAAACTTAATTTTTGAAGCAAATCCTAGTTTGGATTGCTTTTATGAAACTACGGATAGCTCTTGCTTTTTTACAGAAAACGCTGCCGAAGCACATGCTAAAACCTTAAAGGACAAAAAGGTAAATTTTGTGCATAAGTCAAGTAGCACTACCGAAACGGAGCAGGTAAACGACCCGAGCGAAAGCGAACTGGCGAAGCAAATAGAAGTAGTAGCAGAAGTGCTAGAACCAACTGCTCCTCTTGTGGAAACTGAAAAAGTAGAACCAAATGTTGTGCCAATAGCCGAAAAACCAAACACAAAAAAATAAAATGAATACAGTATCATTTAATAGACAGGACGGAGGCTTAGCAAAAAGACTTCCGGGCGAAGATCACATTAGTGGACTGGTTGTGTATGGATCTTCAAACATTGCCAAAACAGTCCTAATTGAGGAAAAAGATTTAGTGCTACCTTCAACACCTATCCTAACAGATCTTGTATTGAAATACCACGTTTTAGAATATTTCCGAGTGAATCCTGGTTCAAAATTATACATAGTTGGTGCCACCGCTAACGATGGGCAATTTGTGGCAATTAAACAATTGCAACAATTTGCAGAAGGCAAAATAAGACAAATTGGAATTGTAGATTTAATAACACCATTTGTGGATTTAGAAACCACTTCTACAACTATCAAAGGAGTATTAAGCGAGTTAGCAGGTTTAAATATGCCCTTAGAGGCAGTTTACTCCATTCACTCGATGACTTCCGCAGACTTATTAGCGTTGCCATACCTTCAAAATTTTGAGAACGAAAGATTTAGCGTTGTTATTGGTCAAGACGGTGCGGGTTTAGGAAAACAAATATCGGATGAAACTGGTAAAAACACTGGTATTATAGGGGCAACATTAGGTGCCATTTCCAAAGCCAAAGTACATGAGAGTATTGCGTGGGTTGAAAAACAAAACTTGGTGACTGGAACGTACCCAAAATCCATGACAAACGACATTGTTGTGGCTAGAGAACTAGACGTTCCTGCCTTTATAGACGGCACATTGTTAAGAGATTTAACACCCGCACAGGTGCAATCTATCAATGATAAAGGCTACTTGTTTTTAATCAAACACATTGGTTACACCGGTACTTTTTTTAACGATAGTTATACTTGTACTGGTTTGGATAGCGATTTTTCCACCATCGAAACCAATCGAACCATAGACAAGGCACAACGAGGTGTTTACATCAAATTGTTGCCTAAAATTTCGGGACCTATTTATGTTAATCCAGATACTGGAGAGATAAGTGCCGATACTATTGCATCGTTAGAGGCTATTGCAGCTATTCCATTAGAACAAATGGAACGTGATGGTGAAATTTCTGGATTTAAAGTTTTTATTAACCCAAGCCAAGACGTGTTGGCTACCTCACAAATTATAGTAACATTAAAAATTGTTCCTGTAGGTGTTTTGCGTGAGATAGTTGTAAATATTGGTTTTGCAAAACAAGTTTAAGTTATGCCAATAGCAGATATAACTCCGTTAATAAATGGTCGTGAATACGGCTGGGCAGATATTGTTGTAAACATATCTGCATCTCCTATCATTGGCATTCGAGCCGTAAAGTATGAGGAGGAACAAGAGAAAGAAAACATCTATGGAGCAGGTAGAAATCCTGTATCCAGAGGATATGGACGAGTAAAAACAACAGGGTCAATTACCCTATTATCGCCTACCGTTTTTGCAATTCAGGCAGTTGCCCCAAAAGGGAAGCTTCACAACATTGCACCGTTTCCAATAGTGGTTAGCTACCAACCCGAAACTGGGGCAATAGTAAAACACGTTCTAAAAAATTGTGAGTTTAAGAAAACCACCTTTGATTGGAAAGAAGGCGATATGTCGAAAGAAATAGAACTAGAGCTAGTTATTTCACACATAGAATAATTTAAAATCCTATCAGGGTTCAAAACCCTGATAGGATTAAACTCAAATTAAACTCAAATTAAATACAAATAAAATAAAAATGAAGACAACAGAAAAATTAGTTTGTGGATTAGATGAAACACAAATTGAAGGATTAAGAAAAAAACACGGATTTTTAGTTACCGTTACCATTACTCAAGGCGAAAATACTTTAAGTGCCATTTTTAAAGAACCCACTTTTGAGGTTCTTGGAAGCAACTGGAGCCATCGGTAAAAACAGTGAAATAAAAGGAACTATTGCCCTTTATGAAAACTGTATCGTAAAAGCCGATGATGAAATAAACAACCGTGATTTTGCTAAACTTAAAGCACTTGAAGGATTGGCACAGCACATGAATTCGTTTTCGGTTAGCGTAAAAAACTTGTAGTCCGTCTGAAAAACGGCGGGGACGATGTAGGAACATTACAGGGCGATGCTATTATAATGGCAAACTTTAATGTAAATCCTAAAGAATTACAAGTTACCCAATGGGGAGAATATTACGCAAAAGCGATATGGCTCGAAGAATGGAGGTTAAAAAACCAAGCAGAGATGTTTCAAAACTTGTTTGGAGGTGGTGAGTAACTATCGACTTTGTACTTTGTAAAAAAAGTAAAGCACCACAAAAGGAATTACCACAAAAGGCAACAAAGGGTGCAACATCATTAGCAAAGCATTGATTACAAAAAACAAAACTATTTTGATAGTTCCACTAAAAAGCCATTTTATAAATCCCATGTATAGAAGTTTTTAAAGCACAAAGATACAAAAAATATGGACGGAGTTACTTTTAATTTGAATTTTAGCACTAACGGTGGCCAAGTATTGGGAACCGTTAATAATGCTTTGGATAACGTTCAAAATAATGTAAAGAAAACAACTAAAACTTTTGGGGATTGTTATAAATCATTTTTAGCGTTTGAATTAGCGGCTGGCAATATAGACCAGCTGAAAGATAGTTTCAATAATTTATTGGCACCGGGTATTGCTTTAAATACGCAAATGGCAGATTTAAGTGCCATAACTGGGCTTACAGGCACAGGTTTAAAAGAAATAGAAATGGCGGCACGTCAAAGTGCTAAAACCTTTGGAACAGATGCCAGCCAAAACGTTAATGCTTATAAATTGATTCTTTCGCAATTATCGCCAGAGATTGCTAAAAACGGAGAGGCAATGAAATTGATGGGCAATAATGTAAACATTTTGTCAAAAACAATGGGTGGCGACACCGTGGCGGCAACGGAGGTTCTAACAACAGCGATGAATCAATACGGCGTAAATTTAGACGATCCAATTCAGGCTAGTAAAACAATGGCCGACATGATGAATGTGATGGCGGCTGGTGCAAAAGAAGGCTCGGCAGAGCTACCACAAATAAAAAATGCGTTAGAGCAAGTAGGAATGGTGGCAAAAACCACGGGCGTTTCGTTTGAGGTTACCAACGCCGCTATTCAAATGTTAGATAAAGCAGGTAAAAAAGGTTCAGAGGGAGGCGTGGCATTAAGAAACGTTTTAACCACACTTTCCCAAGGTCGATTTACCAGTAAAGATGCAACTTTCGGACTGCAACAAATGGGAATCAGCACGGCGAAACTTGCCGATGCGAGCATTCCATTAACCGACCGTTTGCGAATGTTAAAACCCGTTATGGGGGATACTGCATTGATGACAAAGGTTTTCGGTAAAGAAAATATGGCGGCCTCTATTGCCTTAATCCAAAGTGCGGACGAGCAGGACGCGTTGGCAAAAAAGATTACAGGCACAAATACGGCAACCGAGCAGGCAAATACAGTAATGGGTAGTTATCAGGAGCGAATTAATAGAACCACCGCAAGGCTCACAGACTTTAAAATTAGCTTTTTTAACGCTACACAACCATTTGCCCCTTTTATACAAGGTGGTTTAGAAAGTGCTAGCGGCTTGGCACATTTTGCACAAACAGTGAATATTTTGAATAGTGCACAAAATGCCTTAAAAGAAAAGTTAGGAAATACTAATGGTAGCTTGTCAAAATTAGGGAAAAGCCTAAAATTGAACTCCGCCATTTTTATGGAAAGTAGTATAATGACCTCTATTTCGGCAATCGCAAATAAAGTGTATGCCAAATCAATATCAAGTATAACAAGTGCCACAAGGTCTGCAACGGCTTCCGTTATTGGTTTGAACTTAGCCATGTTAATGAGTCCTGTTGGTTTGGTTGTTATTGGAGTTGTCGCCTTGGTAGCGGTGTTCAAACATCTATGGGATAATTCCAAACGATTTAGAGAAATTCTATTCGGAATTTGGGAAGCGGCAAAAGCAGTTTTTCACAATATAGGAGTAGTTATAAAACGAGTTTGGGATATGGTAATAAAACCAATTATAATGGGGTATTACACGGTTTATAAATTTGTTTTTACAAAAATATGGGAGTTCATTAAATGGGTTTTCAATGGTATTGCCGCCGTTTTCGTTTGGCTTTATGAGCAGGCGGTTTCAGTTTTTACAACTGTAAAAGATTTTGTAATAGGTGTTTTCAATTGGATAGTTACACAGGTTAGTGCAGCCTTGAGTGTTGTAGGTTCTTTTTTTAGTGGTTTATGGGAGTGGTTTAGTGGGGTGTTTTCAGGGTTTGCTAGCTTTATTAACGAATGGCTTATCCAACCTATTAAAGACGCTTTTGGTGGTGTTTGGGATTGGATAGTCGGAATTTTTGAAAAGATTATGGATAAACTAACTGGAATTTTTGCACCGATTAAGAAATTCTTTAAAACACTTTTTTCAAGTGAAGGAATGACAGATGTAAAAGCGGCTTATAAAGATGGTGAGAAAAAAGGGGCGGCGAGTTATGATAAATCCCATAAAAAAACACAAAAGGTTGAAGTTATAGGAAAAGCCGAAACCAAAAAAAATAAAAACGCTTTTGACGTAACCAAGGGCGGTTTAGGAATAGTTCCACCAACCAAACCAATTGCAGGCGTTGGAGCAAAAGATAAAAAAGAGGGCGGCTCTGGAGGCGGTTCGGGTTCAAGAGGTTTAACGATTGGTAAATTAATCGAAAACATGACCTTACATTTTCATGGAACGGTTAAAGAAAGTAAGGAAAGTATTAAGCAATCTATTACGGAGGTTGCATTGACTGCCGTAAATGACATAAACCTCGCCAACTAATGAATTTTACTTTTTTAGGATTTAAACCTTTGCCATACGGAAGTGATAAGATAAGTTTGAAAGGTTCAGATTATTCAGGTGTTCCAACTCTTACCAGTTTGGCACTGCAGTATAAAAATATCAGAGTACAATTAGATGAGTGTGTTATTACTGTTAATCAAGAAAAAAATATTGTTACAACTCCAATGCAGGGAAGGGACGGAACAATAAAGGAATATATAAGCGATGGCGATTATTCTATTTCGGTTGATGCGGCAGTTTGTAGTTACATTATCAATCAAAATGATGCAACCGATTATGAGACGGCACAAGCCTATCCACTTTCGGAACTGGAGGATATAATGGCAATGCTTAAAATCAAAGATACGTTGGAGGTTCATAGTGATTTTTTAACCCTTTTTGGAATACAAAATGCAGTTATAAAAACTTACGGAATGATTCAAGAAACTCATAGTAATAGACAGTCTTTTAATATTCAAATGTTGAGCGATACACCATTTGAGATAAAAATAAAACAAGATGTTGCGATTAACAAGTGAGATAATAATCGAGGGTTCACAAACGTGGAAGTTTGATGCACTAAATAATTGCAACATCGTGGAAGATACGGCAACATTAACAGATACCTGCGAATTATTACTACCAAAGCGAACGGACTGGCAAGGTGCAAAACTATTTGAAACGCCCGTTAAAAGAGGCGATAAAATAACGGTAAAACTGGGATATGATGGAAACAACAAAACCCGATTTGTCGGTTACATTAGAACGGTTGATGCTAAAAGGCCGATTAAAATAACGTGTGAAGATGGAATGTTCTTGCTTAAAACTGTTGAAGTAAAAAAGAAAGGTTACGCAAAAGTTACATTAAAGCAATTGATAACCGATTTATTAGCAGGAACTGGAATACAATTTCAACTAATTGATGACGATATTGTTTTAGGCCCCTACCGAATTACAAAAAATACTGTTGCCGAAGAACTCAACGAAATTAAAAGCGAGTTTGGATTGCGAGCTTACTTTAGAACCAACGGGGGTATATCAAAATTATATGTTGGTTTTACCTATCCATTCGACGGCAGACGGCACGAAGATTTTGTTTATGGACAAAATTTGATAAGTGAAGATTTTGTTTACCGAATTGCAGAGGATGTTAAAATTAAAGTCAAAGCTATTTCGGTAGACGCCAAAAACAAACGAACAGAGCTAGAAACAGGTGATAAGGACGGCGAACTTTATACGGTTTATAAATATAATGTTGGTAAAGATGAATTAAAGCGATTTGCCGAAACGGAGTTGATACGATTTAAAACAACTGGTTTTAAAGGAAGTTTTGAAACTTTTGGAGAGCCA